CGCCGCCACCGCCGCCGCCTTTGGTGACCGTTGCAGTGGCAAGGGAAGACCCACCACCTCCGCCGCCGCCTGCACCCCACAGCCTGACCATTACGACGCGAGCATTGAAATTCGTGGGTTTGGCCCACGTCCCGTTCGCGGCAAAGGTCTGGATGTTCGTCGGCCGAGTGTCGCCGTACGTTGACCAACCCTGCCCGTCAACATATTGCAATCCCGATAGCGGCGGCAGCGACAGTTGAATCAGATCGATCGCAGTCGTGCCGTCGGTGTGGATGACCGTGACCAGATTCGATGCGCTCGTCGAGTCGTTCCAGATCGACACGCCCTTGATGTTGCGCTGAGTCGATGCGCCCGGAGAGGCAACGATGTCAGTCGTTGTCGCGGTCGAGATCGCAGAGTTCAGCCGCCCCGGTGTGACAGTCGTGCCCGACAAGTCGACGTAGCTGGCCTGCACGCGCACATCGCCAGCAGTCGAGGTGACAAGCCGTAACTTGTCGGACGTGGACGTGAGCAGAATCATGTTGTCAGAGACTCGTGAGTTTGAGATAAAGGAGCGAGTAGTCGGTGATATTCGCCGCCTGCCCGGATGTGACCGTCAGCGTGTAATCCGCATAACCCACTGTCGGCGTGACCGTCGTGGACGCAATCGCCGTTTCAGTCGGGTCGCCCTGCACCAGCGCAATCGTTAGCTGGCTGGTGCCGTCGCCCTTGGCCCGCACAACAACCGAGTGATCGGTATCGACACCCGGGTCGCTAACGGTGGTCAGCCGCGTCTTGTAGGTGCTGGCGCTTGATACGGTGATGTAGTCCGAATCGTTGGTCGCCGACTCATCGATCATGGCAAAGCGATCAGAGCCGCTGGAGGCCGTCCACGCGCCATTGCTGGTATCGGCAATCGGGCGCAGGAAGGTGAGCGGCGTGGTGGTGAATACGCCCGACTCGACAAACGCGCTATCGCCGCCCGCATTAGTGCTGGCGACGCGGATCTTGTAGCTTGTGCCAGGCGTCAGCACGTTGCCGGATGCAAGCGTCGTCGCGTTGGCTGCGGCAGGCGAGCCGCTGAAGGCTGTCCATGAGCTGTAGGGCGACGGCGCGTATTGCACCTTAAAACCCGTTTCGGTACTGCTGTTGTCCGTCCATGATGCGGTCGCGCCAAAGGCGGTAACGCTGCTTGCGGTAACGCCGCTGGGCGCAGCGGGCGGAACCAATAATGTCGGCGCAGATTCAGGCGGGTAACGAAGCCAGAAAACTTTAACGTCTTGAGCGCCAAACTGCTGCGTCGTGTAAACCTTGAGCGTTGCAGACGTTGGCCGGGTTGTAGGCGGGGGGACAACAAGTATCCATCTGACATAACTAGCCTCGGAAGTCCCAAGGTCTGGGATTACGTATTGCTCAGCGGCGTTTTGTTGTGAGCCGGCCCCTACCCCATTTCCTATTGTGCATTCGTCAGTGATTGCCTGATCCGCGCCACCGTCGTAACTGATCTGAGGGCGCTTTGCCGTATCGGTGGTATATCCCTTTCCGGCAAACAATTGGCTAGTTCCGGAGCCTGTCGCGCCAATAATTACGGCGCTGCACCAGTCTGGATTGTCGTAAATAGCTTGAAAAAGCGTAGTTACATTAAACGACACCAACTTAACTGTATCGGTATCCGTGACGGATTCCGTGGCCCACGCAGACTCCCCGTTTCCGGTTGCGGTCGAGTCCCACCAGCTACCGCCGTCGATATTACTGCCGCTCGCGTTTTTCCAATTGGTCGGGACGGTGTAGTCAAACGCCGCTTTGGTGATCTTTGTAACGTCAACTGTAGGTCTTGCCATTATGGCCTCGGCAAAATGCGCCAGCGTGCGGGAATGGGAGACGCCGGGTTGCGATTAGCAATCCAGTTTGCGCTAACCCAATTCCACGCCGATGGCATCTCTGATATGTCGTAATTGGCCGCAATCGCACAAGCCATACTCGCACTCTCACCGTCAGGACTAGCAAGGCGAGGGTCAACGTATGATTTGGGGTATGCGGGGTCAATATAAATCGCCGCCGTTGCGGTCCAGCTTGCTATATATCCATTTGTGCTTGCCAAGACAACCGGCGCAACAAAATTACCAAGCAAGTGGCCGATTTGAACATTCCCCGTGCTGTTCGCTTCAGTTATCGCGCCAGTAACAAAAACAGACGCCCAATTTCGCAAACCATCGGTTTCGTAACCCAAGTCTTTGGCGTGAGACAATGCCAAAAGAATATAAGCCATTTGAAAAGGCGCTTGCGCTCTTGTAATGCTTACGTTCCAAAGTCCCTGGTATATCGCTGCAAAAGCATTGGTCGCGTAATTAACATCCCAAAACCGCAGCGGATGCACTTCCCTGCCATCGTATTCACCAGTATCAATCCCCGCCGTGCCACTTCTCCCAACGGTTTGGCCCCAAATATATGCCGCGCTGCCTTGACCCGCACCGCCGGTTACTTCTCTGATTCCTTCCTCAATCGTAATCGCTTCATTTACGGCATTCTCGTAATATGTTTTTTCTTTTGATCCATCAACCGAAAACGCTGCCGCAGATACTCGATTACGCAAAATCCATGCCCTTCTGCGAATATCTCCATTTAGCGCAAACGAAGTTATAGTCGGGCCGCGACCATAAAATCCTGAGTATGTGTTTGGTTGCGCGTTAAAAGCACCCCACGATGCCCAAAACTGCATTTGCTCAAGCCACAAAAACTCACCCGTTGTTACATATGGAAGTAAAAACGGAGCCGGTTGATGAGCGCCGTCAGGGTTCCATCCATTGCGGGTGTAGCCGCCCGTTCCTGAAATAAATGTTAATCCGTCTGCGGGGTTTGATGGTGTGTTATCAATAAAATTGTTATCAAAGAAAAACAACGTGGGCCTAGCGTATAGCGAAATTGGAAAACCAATTCCCGGCTCTGTTTGAGCCGCGTTGTAATACTTGCCGCTATTGCCTTCCCGTTGGTGCATTGGCCAAGCAAGCGCCAATTCGGCCAATCCATCGCTGATTGCTTGCAGTCTATGATCACCAGATAAAATAGCCTCTACAGCCCAATTTGGAAATATAGCTATTTCTGAGCGCCCACCAACTTCAGGCATATTTTTTTTCCAACCGACAGCCTTAGTTTCATCGCCAGCATCGAATATATCTTTTGCGGCACTTGTCCAGCTTGTGTTTCTTGTTTGGATTTGCGCTTCTGTCAATGCTGCCGCAGGGTCGTAATAAGGTATAACTCTTGCATTTGACAGATAATTTGCGTTGTGATTTACGTTTAACAAAGATGGCGCAGCGCCAGACCAAAATGCTTTCGTCCAACGTCCGTTATAGGTATGAACTGCGCCACTCTTTGTGTAAACCGTTGCAGGCGATGCGTTGCCGGTGCTGACAGATACGTCATAAGTCTGCGTCTGAACCTTTGTAACATCACTGTTTTCGACAATTGCCCGAACTTTGTATTTGGCAAGCGTCGGCCAAAACTGAACATGGAAAATCGGTCGCAGCGATTTGTCTGCGGTTGTCCCAAAGTCATACGTCTTGCTTGTGTGATCGCACAGAATGACCGTCGTGCAGATCGGTCCCTGCGTCCAATAGCGCGAATTGGGACTATCGGCGCTGGTATTCGACGCAAGCGTGGCGTCCGAAATTGCATTCAGAATCGTGCGTGCTGCTACCGGCGCACCTGTGATTGGCGACCCGCCGCTGGTGGCGTTGATCGTGCAGTTGAAGTCGTAGTTCGTCAGCATGTTCGCCTTCGTCTCAGGCGTGCTGTTAACCGTGGCTTGATTCTGGAAGGTGAACGTCTTGGCGGTTGTGCTGAGCGACGGAACGATCAGCGACAGAATCGCAAACTTGACCGAGCCATCCGGCCAGCGGTTTTTTACGTCGGCCTGCGTCGTCTGCGCTACACCGTCGATCAGCACCTGCGGGTAGTTGGCGATGACGCCCTGTTTGAACACGCGCCCGAACTGGTACGGGTAGCTCGTTGCGGTGCCTGTTGGCAGCGACAGCGACATGGTGTTTGCCACAACCGCCGCCGCGCCGACCGTCGTCAGCACCACCGTACCCAACGTGCCCCTGCTGCCCGTCTGGAAGCTCGCCAGCGACCACACAAAGTCTCGCCCGCTACCTGCCACGCCGAACGTGCCGCGAACGAACCTGGAGCCGCTGCGAAACTGGCAATACCAGTTAGCGTCCGGTGCGCCGCCAGTCGCCACCAGCAGCCCCACACCGGTAACCTCGCCAACTGTGATCGTTGCGCCGCTGCTTGTCGCCCAAGGCGCTGCCATCGTGCCCGATGCCATGAGCGTGTCGGTGCCGTTATAGACCTCGACGACCACCGTGCCGGTCAGCGCCGACACAACAGCCGATGCCCGAGCAGACGCAAGCGATAAGGCGTTGTACTCAGCCTTCGTCGTCTGGTCGAGCAGGATTGACATCAGGCGCCAGGCCAGGTCTTCGTATAGGCGGTGATGCGGACGGTCTGACCGCTGGTGATGCTCGCGTTGTCAATGACCATGTCTTCAGCGCCAGTGCCCACGCTGCCCTGCTCGTGCGCGGTTGTGCCGTCGCTTGAATAAATGCGGTAGTGCGCCGCGGTGCCGGTAGCCGATGCGGTGGTGGACACCGGCAGGCTGTTGAGCACCTTCGCGCCCGCAGACGCAGCGCCGCACCAGTCGGACGCCAGCGAGAACGTCGCCAGCACCGTGCCGCTGTCAGCCGTTGCGACGGTTGCAGGCTGTGCGCCAGTGCGGATCTTGATGACGGCAGATGTGCCGATAGCGGTTTCCCAGGCGTCTGCCTGAGCGTTGCGAACCGCCGCGCTGTACTGTCGAGCCATGCTTACTCCCTGGCGACGCCGATCACCCGGCCCGCTTCGTCCTTGATTACCCGTTTCGGGCGAGACAACTGATCGACCAGTGCGGCCATCAGTTGCAGTTGCTGCTGCTGAAGCTCGACCATCGTGCGAATGCCGATTGACAGCTCTGACGCTACGTCGAAGTCCTCGAATTCCTCGCCCTCAAGCGGCTGATCCTCGATCCCTTCGGGCATGTCCTGCGAGTCGTCCATCATTGGGGCACCACAGGCTTAGGACGCTTGCCACGCAGGACTGCAAGCGTTGTCTCGTTGCGAGCCGCCACGGCACCGATGCGGGCCTGCCTGATGGCACTGTCAGCGCGGATACGCTCGCTTGCGATGTCGCCCTCGATGTCCATCTGCGCTTTCTGGATCTCGGACTGCGCCTTGATGCGCGACTTCTCGATCTCGGCCTGAATTTGCATCTGCGTTTTCTCGCGCTCGGCCTGCAAGTCGGCTTGCGCCTTGACCTGCTCCATCTCTAGCGCCTGTTGCATCTGCTGCATCTGCTGGCCCATCTGCTGCAACTGGCCCTGCGCTTGCAGAAGTTGCTGCATCAGCACTTCGGGCGAATCAGCCTTTTCGCCCTGCGACTCCATCTGCTGGATCTGCGGCGGCAGCATCGACTGGAATCGCCGGGCGATCTTGTCGGACTCCGGGAAGTCCATGCTCTTGGCAACCATGTCCATCACCAGCGGGCCTGCCTGCGGTGCGGAGCGCATGAACTCGAGCAGAAATTGGCTCATCTCTTCGCGCTTGCTGCTGAAGGACGGGCCGGTATCGACCACTAGGTCGTATTTGCCACGCGCCAGCTCATAGACCTGCCCGTATTCGTCTGGCTGGCCGTTGACCTGCACATTCTCGACCGAGCCATCCTCGCCCAACACGCGCAGCATGCGTGGATCAAGTCGATCAGGCAGCGCCCGGCGTACTTGATAGCGCGGCTCAGGTTGTCGATGAAGTGAAAGGTGCTGACATCGCCTTCACGCTGCCGAGCCATAATTGCGCGGCCCGATGTTTCGTTGCTCCGAGCGCCTAGGGATGCGTCGTAAATCCCCAAGATCGCCTTTATGTCGTCCGACGAATTCAGCGCCTCCTGAAGCGCCCCAGCGGGCACGCCTGCAAAGGGTTGACGCTGCGGTGGCACGCCGCCTTCGTATTCCAAATAAGGATGGCTTTTGGTGTTAGCCGACTGCCACTTCGGGTCGCCATCAAAAGCCCCACGCGGGCCGATAAACGGTGCTTTAGGCGCGAGTGCTACAAGCTCGGTGCTTGCAGTGCGCCAGAAGTTGAACATTGACTGCGAGTCGCGGGCATCGCGTATCAGGCTGCGGAAATACCGCTTGCCCTGCACATTCACTTCGTCCCCGTAGACCGGCACGATTGGAATGAACTTGCCCGGCCATGCGTTTTTCTCCAGCACCTCGGTGCCGGTCATCAGCGTCTGCGTGACCTTGTAGCACCGTGTATCGCGGTCGCCGACCACCGTCACGCCCTGCGCGAGCCAAAGCGCCTGGTGCTGCTTGTACTGGTCGGCGCTAATAACCTGCCCGTTGGACAGCGCCACGATGGGCTTCAGATACTCTTCGCGGTCCCAATACTCGGCGATCCGCACAGAGTCCTCGGTGAGCCAAAGCGAATCTTTGTCGTCGCCATCAGCAGACCAGTCAGACGCTTGAGTCTCCTTGCCGTAGCGGGCGTGGAAATCTTCGGTCGAAAGCATCTCGGTGACGAAGCCAAATCGCCAGTCGCTGGCATCAGCCGCTTGCGACATCGGGTCGCCATAAACCGTGAACGCATTCGCAACGCGCTCGATGCAGATGTCGAGATCGAAAGTGTCGTCGTGCGCGTAGTCGGTCTTGATGCGGAAGTAGCCGACGCCCGTGTAAACGGCCGACTCTAAAGCGGTATCGTAGGCGACGTCCGCATTGCTCGACTGCTCGATATTGCGGATCAGGCCGGTGTAAATCTCGGCGGTCTTGATGTCGGCGTTGCTGTCAGCAGGGCGAATGCGGATCGCCGGCTTGTTCTGCCTCGCGTCGTTGACCACCTGCCGAGCAAAGGCGGGCAAGCGGTTGATCGTGAGACAGGGACGGCCCTCTAGCTCGCGCTGCCGGCGAACAGCGGCGGGCCATTGGTCACCCATACGGGCGAACATAAGGTCATCGAGCTGCGCCTCGCGGTTCTCGGACTCCGAGTCGTGCGCGAGCCTGAATCGCTCCTTCGCATCGGCAATCGTGTCTTTGTCCGACATTAGCTCATCCAAGATGTTTGCTCGTCGCGTGGTGGGCGGCGAACGTGCGGTTCTTCGTAGGCCACGCACATCAGCCCAAAGGCGTCTGCGCCGTGACTCGACCAGTCGTGATCCGGGCCTAGCCCGATGTTTCGCGCTTCGTCTTTCTTTTCGTGATACCAGCCCAGCGCATCGCGCCCCGGCTCGGTCGGTGTGTCGTTAAACCAGATGCTCGGAAACAAGCGGCGTGCGGCTTCGATGCGGGCCTTTGCAGCGCCCTTGCCCTGGTTAGGCACAACCGTGACCTTGTAGAGCGCATCTTTTAGCGCAGACGCATAGCTAACGTCAAACACCTTGTCCTGCGTGTCGCCGTCATGCGGTAACCACCACTGGCAGCGGTCAGGCGTATAGCCCTTGCTTCGCATCCACGCTAAATGCGTGGCAAGCGGCTGGCCCTGCGCTTCGTAGTAGTCCAGCACCCGGATCTCTTTACCGACGAACTGCGCGATCCAGATCGTAAATGCGTCCGCTCGAGCGCCTGTGCCGCCGATGTCGGCGAATGCTCGCAGCGTAAGCAACGGATCGGCAGCGACCCGGCCAATGCGGCCTTCCTGCTTTGCAAGCGCAAGCGATGCGGCGTAGTACGCGCCTTCTAGGACGGTTGCGTAAGCACCCTGCCAGACATGCTCGTACTGCTCTGGCTGGAGACGCAGACAGTCCAGGCGCTCCTGCTCAAGCACCGCCGGAAACTTCGGATTGTCCTTCCAGTTTGCGTTGACGACCGCAGCGCCAGTCGGCAGCATCTCACCACGCAACAAGGCGTCAACCGCGTCTGACTTCCTGCGCGGATTCCAGCCAAACCACAGCTCGGAGCCTTCCAGTCGAATCGTCGGGCGCAGCAGTTGCAGCGATCTGGCCGACAGCGATTGCGCCTCTTCGACCCACGCGATGCGGTAGCCCTCCAGCGACTTGATGCTGTCCGCTGTGTGATCCTGCATCCCGGTGAATGTGATGACGCCATCGCCTGGCGTCTGGATCACTTCGTTGAAGACCTTGAACCCGTGCCCGGTGGATACGCCGAGCGTGCGCAGCTTGTCTTCGATCAGACGCTTACTCGATTCCTTCAGCGTCTTCTGCACCTCGCGGATGCTGACAGCGCGGGTGCCTTTGGTTGCTAGGCATTCCTCGACCAGCAGCTCGGCAAAGAAGTGCGACTTGCCAGAGCCTCGACCACCCCACGCGCCTTTATACCGAGCAGGCGCAAGTAGCGGCTCAAATACCTCGGCGGTGTCAATCTGAAGCGTTGCCACGCACGATCCGGCGCTCAATCAGCGTGATCGGAATCTCGCCGTTATCGCCTGAGCCTTCGATACTCACCGCCGATAAATCGGGCAGCGATTTACGCAAAAGAATCTCGATTGCCTTTAGCTGCTGCGCGGTTAACTCGACATCACCAAGTGCGCAATTCGTAAGACGATTTACGAGCTGACTTGTCTGGATTTTGTCGCGGATTTCGTCTTGGTGACGAGTTCTAAGTCGGGCAGCCATTGCGGAGTTCCTGTCGGATTATTCCGGGTAAAAAAAAGCGCCCACAACGGGCGCAAATGAGTCTGACAAGGAGAGACAGACATGGAAAGCGGAGACACCTTCCCGAGGCAAATTCTCCGGCTAATGGGCGGTCGGCGTAATGGTATCGTCGTGATACGTCATTAGGCGTAGTGATATGTTTTTGGCTTCAGCGCAGCGGTTACTTGGTCTTTGTCCCATTGCAGGATGCCGTTATGGCTTCGTTGCGGCGTCACGCCTGCATAAGCCCGCTTCATTGCCAGCGAGTTGTGAACTGTGCGTGGTGACACGCCTGCCAGCGCGGC